GGTATGTTAAGTATCAGAGAAGAAGTTTCCAATCTAGCTAAGAGTCAGATTGTTATCACACAGCTTGCAGACAACCCTGACCTCTCTCCTGAAGCTAATCCTGTAATAACAGGTGACTCTGAAATTGGGGTTGATTATAGCACTGATCCTCCTACTCAAGATACAGAGTTTGCTACTGGAGCAGAAAGATCTGATAATCTTGATGATTTTATGCTCTTATTGATACCAAGAGTAACAGCTGTTGAGAGCCAAATAACTGCTCTTAAACCTTGGTATACTGTCCAATACATACCTATTGGGACAATAACTCAAATAAATATCCCACATCCTATAGTTGATGCTAAGGTATGGAAAAATGGTATCCGGCTATTTGAGGGAGCTAGTTATGACTTTACAATTTCTGGGTCTTCAGTCCTAGTTGCTGGAATAGCAAATGATAGATTTATAGTGGAATACACCACTAGCTGGGTTGGTTCATAATGACAGAAACTAAAATCAGAAAAACTCAGATAGAAGATGAGCCTTTTGATTCTTCGACTGGTCATAGCCATGATGGAACAGCAGGTGATGGTCCAAAGATACCACTTACAGGGCTATCGGATGTCAATATAACATCTCCAGCTGATGGGTCTTCTCTAATATATGATAATGCAACAGGAAAGTGGATAGATGGAGCACCTTCTGGTCTTCAGTCTCGAACGACTGCTGTTCTTACTACAGATTCTCTTGCTCCTCTGGCCACAGATTCAGCAAAGACAATAGCTCTTGGTAAAGCATCTTCTGTAATAAAACTACAGACAAGTAGGGCAGCCTGGGTTCGATTCTATTCTACTCAAGCTCACCAGACTGCTGATGCTGCTAGAGCACAGACTGTAGACCCAACTGGAGAGCACGGAGTTCTCCTTGAGGTTATAACAGAGTCAAGCAATTTGACTCTTGATTTGAATCCTGCTGCGCTCGTCTTCAGTCTTGATGCAGGAGTTCCGAATGATGTGTATGCTACTGTAAAGAATCTTGATACTAATACTGGAACTGTTGTTGTGACAGCGACCTATATCCAGGTAGAGGCATAGCTATGGCAAAACAGATATTTTTTGCAACACCTATAAACACTGCTGATGCTGATTTTAGACTCTGGGGAAAAGGAGCTTCAGACGCTATGACAGCTGTTGGATTTACTAAAACAGCTGATACTGGACAGATAGACTGGGCCACAGTGTCAAAGCCAGCAAGCGTAAGTACATATTCAGGATATGAAATAAGAGAGTTTTCTGATGATATACAAGCCACAAATCCTATAATTGTTAAGATCGAATATGGGTGTGGTAATAGCCTTGCTTATTGTGCTATGAGGATTACTGTCGGAAGAGATTCAGATGGATCAGGAAACCTTGTAGGAGTAACTGCTGGACCATTTGTTGTAAAGAGAGACTCACAAGGAACGAGCTTAATGCCTTGTGCTGTTAGTGGAAATACTGATAGAATTGAAGTAGCTCTTTTTATGAGCACTTCATCATATAATCTTCTATTTTGGATAGAAAGGATAAAAGATGATACAGGGGCTAACACTGATACTGGTGTTGACATAGGATATGGCAACTCTACTCTTACATATCAAGTCTTTTTCCCTAAAGATGGCCTTCAATTTCCATTGACTCCTGCTGCTGGTGTTCCTTGTTTGGTGCCATATTCTGGTATTGAGTTTTCTTATGTTGGAAATCTTGGTATATTTCCTGTCTACTCACATATTGGATATGTTGCAAATCCAAATCTTTCTGCACTAATATATGCATATGGGACAATAAGTTCTATTGGCTCTGTGATCTCTGTGACAATCTTTGGGGTGGCACACGAGTATATAATAACAGGGTGTGCTGCTGGGACAACGAATGGCAATGCTGGAACTCTTTATATCGCACTGAGGTATGAGTGATGGCTACTCAGACTTTTAGCACTTCTCCATCAAACAGCACTGATGCTTATTTCAGAGACTGGGGAAAGAAGTTATCAGATGCTATGACAGCTGTTGGATTCACTAAAACAGCTGACACTGGACAGATAGACTGGACAACTGTGTTAAAACCAGGAGCAGCCTTAACAATAATGGGGTATGAAATAAGGGCGTTTTCAGATGCTTTACAGGCATCAAACCCTGTTGTTGTTAAGATAGAATATGGATCTGGTTCGACAAGTGCGAATAATGTTGCAATAAATGTAACTGTTGGAAGAGAATCAGATGGTGCAGGAAACCTTGTAGGCGAAGTAAGCTACACATTTGCTATAAAGTGTGCTAACAATACTACAACAGCATATGATTGCTATGTTAGTGGAGCATCAGATAGAATTGGATTTGCTATGTTCTCTCATGCAACATATCTTCTTTCTCTTTATATTGAGAGAACAAAATCATCTGCTGGAGCAAACACTTCTGATGGTGTAAATATTGTTGGGACTGTAGCAAACTCTAATTACCAGCAATATTTTGCCAAGAAGGGTCTTGGGAATCCTCTTTCTGTTGCAACTCCAGGCATTTGCTGTTTAGTCCCTTATTCTGGTACAGCAGTTAATGGTAGTGATATTGGGCTATTCCCGATCTTTCCCCTTATTGGTTATATGGATAATCCTGATCTTGGTGCTTGTGTATACTTTACTGCTGATATTGCTGCAGCAACAAGTATTACCCTTTCGATTCTTGGTGCTAATCACACATATATAACTGTTGCTGGTGCAATAGGAACCATAAATGGGAACACTTCTGCTAAAAGTCTAGCGGTGAGGTATGAATAAATGTCTTATCAGATTATAAATACTGCTCCGTCAAATAGCTCTGATGCCTATTTCCGACTATGGGGAAAAGGCATTTCAGATGCCTTGCAAGCTCTTGGTGTGACAAAGACAGCTGACACTGGACAGATAGACTGGGCAACTGTTGCTACACCAGCACTAACAAACACATATCAAGGTTATGAGATAAGACAATTTACAGATGGTATTCAAGCAACAAATCCAATTCTGGTCAAGATAGAATATGGTTCTTCTGGTGCTGGGGCAGGATACCCTTGTTTAAGGATAACAGTAGCTCACACATCAGATGGTGCTGGGACTCTTACTGGAGACGTCTCAGCTATTTTCTATTGTGCAGCAGGATCAGGAAATACAACAGCATATCAGTCATTCATAAGTAGTGATGGTGGGAGATTGAATCTTGGTTTGTGGATAACACTAACTGGATATCAATGCATTTTCTGGATAGAAAGATTCAAAGACTCTGATGGGACTCCAAATGCAGATGGTGTTAATATCTGCTCGATGAATCACACTAACTCAAGAACATCATTGCAGTCTTATGCACAGACACTTCCTGCTAGTGGTGCAGCATTTCCTGCTACTCCAACTCGTTGGGGCTGTGCAATCCCTGCAACAACTCCTACTACATATAATGAGAATCTAGGATTGTTTCCTATATATCCACACCAGGGATATGCAGGAAATCCTGATCTTGGAGGTCTTGTTTTTAATAGTGGAGAGCTTTCTACAGCAGGTTCATTTATGACTGTTAATATCTATGGGGCTAACCATGTCTATGTTCTTTGTACAGCAGCATTCTATGTTAATTCAAACTCGACTTCCAATGTTATGGTTAGGTGTGAGTGATGGCATACAAATGTGATGGATCAGATGCTGCAGCAAAGCTGCCAAAGTTAGCAAGGACAGCTATGCTTGCTGAAGCTGACCATAGAGAATATGTAAAAGTTGTAAGGATAATAAATACAGGAGTTAGAGTCACAGGAGGTGGTGGAGGTAGTGCAAGACCAGCAGCTGGACAGATACTTCCTCGCGGAACCTAGAGATGCTGGGCATCTGTTTTGCTAGTATAATAGACTAGATTCTTCATTGGAGACTGTAGATGAATGACGCCGTTATCATAAGTGTTGCGGGAATAGTTGGAGCATTCCTCACGAAAGGTGTGGACTATCTAATTAGTAAGCGCAATACAAATAAGCAGTCTGAAAATGAAGATAAGAAGCTGGAGTTAGATTGGGCAAAAGAGTTCAATGCTGCAACCGCAGCATTCAGAGTTGAACTCCAAGATACTATAAAAGAACTCCGACAGGAAGTGTCTGACCTAAGAGATGATGTAGACAAACTCCGAACAGACAAGATGAATCTTGAGGAGGAAGTCACTCGACTCCGAGGAAGGAATGAGGCACAAAATGAGGAGATAGCAAGACTAATAAAACAGAATACATCACTCAAGAATGAGAATGAGAAATTAGAGCTTCGAGTCAGAGAACTCGAAAGAAAGCAAGGTGAATAAAATGTCTTCTTCACTCAACAAATTTCTTCTAGCCATTGTCAAACCTGTCATCGTTGCGAAGCTCGGACAGATCGCAGAGGACATCACTCCTGAAGACATCGAGGCAAAGTTAGACCTCGATGGGTTCTTCCACAAGCTGGAAGCTGA